AATGCCGTTTAAAAAAGTAGGAAAAAATAAAAACGTAAGTCCAAGTGGTAGAGTGTTTACTGATGCTCAAGTAAAGCTATATTATGCTACTGATGGTTTTAAAAACAAAAGACCTAAAAGAGGAGGCTTTAAAAAATCTCAAAAATAGTGTGTTAATCTAGCTACTTGTCCACTACTCTTGTGGTGGAGAAACGCTTCACAAGCCTTAGGAGCTCCTGTAAAGCCTTTTCTTGAGTGCCAACTATCAGCAGAAGAAGGAGACCTCATATATTCTACAGTAACTCCTATATAGTCTTTAGCGTCTAGCCATTTATGTTTTACTTTGTGATGTATGTGATGCAAATACCAGTAACGATGAGTCGTACACGACCAATCTTTAGGATTTTCTTGAGCCATTAATAAAGGAAGGTTTTCCATTTTCGCACCGTCTCCGTGCTCTAGTCCTATTAAATTAGTTCCATAAACATAATACTTTCGGTGAGAAACTCCTATATCAAACCTAACATCTTTAGCATTTCTAAACCAACTTTTTAAAGTATGTGCCAGGTGAAAACCGCTTTGATAATCGTGATTACTCATACTATGAAGAATATCTACAGGTGCAATTTCTCTCAGTATTTCTACGCACTTTACATATAACATTAAAGCAACTTCATAATGTTCCCACCATTTACCATCAGTATCTTGATGAGTACCTTTTGTTGTAGTATTATAAACGGAGTCTATATGGAGTATATCGTTACCTATACAAAATAAAACCTTATCAATAGAAAAACCTTTTGCTTTATGAACGAGCCCTGCTACACCTTCCAAAACTCTATCTACTGCAGTTTCACAATCATAACTGTCTCCAGTCTCCACTTCATTAGCATACTTTCCTATATGAATATCAGCAGGATTTACAACTAACAAATGGTCTCCGTGTATTTTAGATTTAATTTCATAAGTAGGAGCATAGTTTTCTATATAATCGTTAATCTTTTTGAAAATTTGATTTTCATCATAACCTAGATTTTCTTTAGTAACAATAGAAAAACGTAATTCACCAGACATACTTTGCCAATGCTTTACACTTACTACATCGTTTTTATTTATTCCTCTGTCCTTTAGATGAATATCTAAAGCTGTGTTCCCATTTATGTTATCTACTGAATCTCCTCTGTGCTCATTAATAATATCTACCTCATCGGCACTTAACCTTAGTCGTTTTCCTCCGTATTTGGTTGAGTCAGTCATTTATATTTCGTCTTCCACCGATTCTTTTAAAGAATTTAAAGTTTTAATTATGCGTGAAGATTCACTTTTTACTTCTTGATACTCTCCGTCAACAAAACTTTCGTAGATGACTTTCAAAGAGTCGTGGATTTCGTTCATCGTGTAATTGATGAATTTCAGCTTATCCTTTTCGACTCCTTTACTTCCCATTTATGTTAATGACATATTCTTTCTTGACGTGGTTTAGTCTATTGTTAGACGGCTTACTTCCAAAGATAATAATTTATTTGTATTTTCCAATTTTTTCAGCATAATAATTAATTCTGGTTTACTTAAGTTTCTAATCTCTTCGTCTTTACAACTAAAAAGTTCCACACATTTTTCGTATTTGATTTGTAAATTACGGTCATATTTTAATAACCAATCAATTGATTTACAATAATGAATTATACTAGCGTGATTCTTTAAAATAGATTTTCCTATATTTAAAAAAGAATATTTTCTATCTCTTAAAATTTTAGAATAAATCATCCTTGCGTTTACAATTTCTCTGTTTCTTTTTTTAGAAAGAATGTTTACCCTGCACACTTGGTTCACAATACTTCGCAAAAGATATGGAGGATTAAAACTTATATTCTGTTCTGATTGTTTCATCTTCAATTAAAATAGTTTTATTTAATATATGGTCTAAATAAGTGTCTGCGTCTGTTTCGTGAATAGAAATAAATAAAGGTGTTTCTTTTTCTTGTTTTAAATATTCAATTTCAAAAAAAATAGCTGGTTGAGTTTTTATTACACCTCCTACTCCTTGAGTCCATCCGTCTAGTTCTGGAAGAGCTTCTGCGTTAAAATCCATTAATATAGCAATAGGAACGCTTTTTTTAATAGGAAATTCTCGTAATTGTTCTAAAAATTTATCATCTACATCATAAGGTTTAATCTTATCCTCCTCTGTAAACTTCTGTTTTAAACCCATATTCATTTAATTCTTTTAGTCTGTACTCTTGTAAGATAGATAGTCTACCATTAGGTTTCTTTATTTCACTAAACAAAACTTCACTTCCTCGTGGGATAGCTATAACATCTGGAATACCGTTTTTATTAGTTTTAATTAACTTTAAAACATAGTATCCTTGTGCTTCTAATTCTTTTATTCTTTTGGCTTGTATCTGCTGCTCTGTCATATTACAAATTTAAGAAATCTCTTTTAAAATGATTTAAAGTATAATCTTTCTTTTTAGAAACAGCTTTATAAATTTTGTGTTCAATTCCTTTTGCCGCAAATATCCAGTATACATTGTTTTTTAATCTATCTTTAGTTGTCATCCTATCCCTTGATTGCCAGTACGATGTAGCAGAAAAATCTATATTATAATAAACTAAACATTCTGCTTTACGTAAAGAAATACCTTCTCTTCCACTTACAATTTGCAGAGCAATTGATTTATCTGTAGAATTAAATTCTTCTAAGTCTGTAGTTACACTTTCCTTATAAACTTGAGTAATAGCACTTAGTTCTGCTTTAAATTTATAAAAGATTCCTATTTTTTTATTATTAAACTTTTCTTTTATGTATTCAGCCTTGCTTAAATCTAAAACTTGAGAATTTCCTGACTCAAATTTAACGGTTCCAGAATACAATTGGTGAATTTTACTCATTAATTTTACTGCAGTATCACCTAATATTACTTCTTCTTTACCTTGCACAACTAAATTTTTCTTTAAAGTATTTATAATAGAATACGTAGTGTCTTTTAACTTCACTTCTAAAAACTTCTCTGTAGTAACAACTTTAAATCCTGCTTCAGCTTGAGTATAGCTAATCGTGTATGGTTGCATTTTTTCTAATATACTAGGCTTTCCTCCACCGTATTGCCTAATAGACATTCCTCCTATTGGTCTTATAGTTACCTTAACATAATCATCACTAAATCTATAAAAGTTTTTATATCTCGAAAAAGGATTGTATGGTATTCCGTATACTTGATGATACATTTGACTATAAGATTCTGGAGTTGGAGTTCCAGATAATAAAATTACTTTTGGGTTAGAATACTTTAAAAGTTCTTTTACTTGTTTAGCTCTCTTACTTGGTTTAGGGTAAGCCCCCATAGAGTGAGCCTCATCACAAATTATCATATCCCATTTTACTTTAGGTAACTTATGAATACTTTCATAGTTTATTGCCTGGAAGCTATAGCCTGGAGTTAATAAGTTATAATCACTTTCGATAGACGAAATAGCTTTTTTTTTCGTTATAAACAAAACCTTTTTACATTTAAGTTTTTCTGCTATACCTAAACTTGTAAGGGTTTTACCAGTCCTAACTTCCATAGTTAAATAAACGAATCCTCTGTCTTTAACTATTTTAGTTCCTGCAATTATAATTTCCTTCTGATATTCTCTGAATTCCATTTAGGTAGTTCTTTATTTATTAAGTCACATTTTTCATACTCTTCATTTAATATAAAATAATCTAACATTGTAATTAAAAGTTCTTTAGAATAAGGATGAAAAGGGTCGTGAGCAAAATAATAATGACGTGAATTTATTATTGTCTCTTCATCTTCTTCTTCAAATAAAACTTTGTAAGAGTTTCTAATAGCAATATCAAATATGTCAGAATCATCCATTTAAAATTCTAATTCATTTTGTGGAGTTTCTTTTTCTTTAATTATTATCCATCTTCCATTCATATCTCTGCCTTCTACTGGAATTTGACCACTATAAAACAAAGCATATGCTGATAGCCATTTGTTAAACTTCGTTCTAGAAATAGTAAGTTTAGATTTAGGAGCGTAATCTGGGTTGTCCTCAATAAATTCTTGATAAAGATAGTTTTTATATATCCTCTGTTCTGTAATTAACTTTCTATTAGTTTCTTGTCCTTTAAGTAATCCACACCATTCTATAAATTCGTGACTTGTTTCAGCAGACAGATGCCTTACTGCTAAGTTTACAAATGAAGATTTTATAAGTCCTTCGTTTAAATGTAGTTGCAAACAATAAACCATATAGTTATCAAAGATGCACCATTCGGCATCATCCCAATCTCCAAACATTAGTTTACCAAATTCATCTATAGGAGAATAGTTCTTATTGTAATGCTGATGTAGTTCTATCTCCCACTTTCTTCTAGAATGTGAGTTACCACTACCTTTTAACGCATAGTTGGTTGTGATGGCTACTTTAGGAGACTTAGCAAAAGGAATTATGATAGCATCTTTGTTTTTCTTTTCGAGGGTTAAAGATTCTGTAATTACACTAAACAATCTTTCAAATTCAAAATGTTTTTTTACATCATCAAAACAAAGTATTTGAGTATCTGCAGATACCGTTTGATAAGCAAAAGACCTTTCAAAATTAAAAGACTTACCATCTATAAATACTAATTTTTTCATTTGTTTTAAAGCATTCATAAACAATCCTTTTCCAGTTCCTCCTTCTGGGTTGTCTGATATTATCTCATCATTAAGAATTACTGCTGGAGAAAAAGATAAGTTTTTGTATCCGTGCATTAAATAACCAATCGTGCTTTCCATAGTGGCTACTCTGCCTATATCTTGTCCACAAATATTAAAAACAAATTGTTTGTAATCGCAATCGTTTACTTTACATATAGTAAATATCCTGTCAATTACCTGTTCTCTCCAGACGTAACCTCCTAAATCTATGTAGTCTATTGGTATAAGTTCATTCTCCGTAATTTTTACTGCACAATTTCTATAATATAAATACGCCTCTTTCTTAGTGTCTCCTATAAAGTAAATATCAATAGTAGCTAATAGAGTTAAGAATTCATCTTTAAAGAATCTTGTGTGGTCAGCAAAGTAATTGTAAATAGTTAAGTCCTCTAACTTCAACAAGGAGTTTAATATAAAATCTTTTATTTCTTTTTCGGATGTGTGGTCTATAAGATTGTTTGATACCTTAACAAAAACATAGTTCCTTCCTCCTTCTGGACAATACTTGTAAAATCCGTTGTCCTCTAAATATTGTTTAAAAAGTATGTGTACTATCTTGATAACACCTTTATTAGACTTTGTCCAAAATACCTGATGTTTATTGTCCTCATCGGCTCTTTCTAAGACTGAGTTAATTACTTCGGTATCAATGTTGTCATCTTCTAATTGACACCGAATCTCATTTTTTGGTACACCTTGCCTTAATTTGTTTTTAACTTCTGTAATTCTGTCATTATCTTCATAGTACTTTGTTCCGTGATTGTGAGTGTGTGAATAAGCTGACCTTATGGTTCTAGCTATTTCATTGTTATTAAAATCTTTGGTAGAATATTGACTTAAGATGTGTGAAGCTAAACTTTCGTGAACACCATAATCATTAAAGGCAGAGGCTAAAACATAAGTATGCTGGTTTCTCTGTCCTTCGCTCATTGGGAATTTTTTCTCCCACCATCTAACTAAAATTTCTACTATTTTATTCTCATCTGTTATAGGGATAGTTAAAGGGTCTACGTGCTTTTTAACTTCTTTATATTCTACTTCAAGTATCTCATCCCATATTTTACTATCTGGGTTGCTATATAGTAAAGGGTCATAGCTTTCATAACAGACTCTTGAGATATTCTTAGACGTTGTGTCAAAATATTCTGAATTAAAATGTTTTTGGAGTGATTGAAAATAGTTAACGTGGTTGTCTTTGTCTCTAGGTACCTTAACTAAAACCTTAAGCCCATTTCCAGAGGGTGAAATAAAAACTGCGAACACATAAGGGTTGTTAGCTATGTTAGCCTTATCCTCCAACATTGTCTTTACCTTTGGGTAGCCATCAAAATCTAAACATATTAAGCCAGAGTGGTCTGTAAGGCTCGTGTCAAGCCTTTTATTAAACGTTCCAGAGAAACAAATAGCTGGTAACATTTTTTTTAATTCATTTCTTTTTGTCTTATTCTTTTCTTTTCTAATCCTTTGTACTAATTCTTTTGAGGCTCCAGTAGTTTTAATTCTATCTAAGCTAACTGATACATCTACGTGGTAAGGAGTGGTTGTTTCTTTTATGTTCTGGAATATTGTGATTGTGTATGTCATTGTATGTCGTTTGTATGTCGGATTTATGTCGATTAAATTTAGATAATTGTTTGATTGTCAAGGGTTATGTCGTTTATGTCATATAATTACTTGTTTTAGTATAAAATAAAAACATAAATATAATTATTATTTTCTATTATAAGTACAAAAAATGTTTATTTGTCATATCGACATAAAATAAAACAAAAAAAAAGAGCCGTATACGACTCTAATTTTAATAAGAGGAGGTAACAATAATAAATTAAATGAATGCTCTTATACATCCGTTAAAGTTAGTGGGATAATTCCCTACCTCCTCTTATTCTTACTTAAAATGGTAAGTCCTCATCTGCTTTTTCCTCTGGCTTTACTTCTTCTTTTACATAAGGGTCACTTAGCTTAAGAGAAAAGAATTTTCCTTTCTGTCCATCTTTTACCCATCCTGCTATTTGTTGCATTTTTCCGTCTGGTAACATAATTTGACCAGAATAATCTGGTTGGTTGTTTTCTGGAGTTTTGTTTGAGTTTTTAAATAAACTTCCATTTCCTGCTTTGTGTTCGTAATCTGACATATTAATTTATTTTAATTGTTTGTTCCAATTGGTCTATGGTTGCGATAATAATATTGTCTTTATCATCTTTACTATCTGCGGAAATTGGAACTTCAAGCCACATAATAGTATTTTTAGGTGTTAGTCTAGGTAATTTATTTAGCCAAGACTTTAGTTTTTTTAATAACATTTATAAAGTTTTTTTAATATAATACGTATCAATATTGTTTGTTGGGTTGTTACCATAATAAGTATTGTAGACATCAATAGCCTCCTCTACGTAGGTTTTACCTAATTCTAAGAATTCTTTACCACAATCAAACCATCCTAATTGACCAGTAGTTTTTTCTATAACTAAAAACACAAGAGGTTTACCAAATAGTTGTTGGTAAATATATGCTTGTGAGCAATAGTAGTATTTCCATTTAGCATTGTAACCAAAAGCATCTAAGTTGCTAGTGGTTTTTATATCAATAACATTATTGGCGGTAATAATATCTGCCTTACCTTTCCATAACACACCTCCTATTTCTCTTATCATAGGAGTCTCGTAGCTAATTGCTGATGTTATTTCCATATTAAAGTCCATATTCTTAGTTATAATACTTTTAAGTTCTATAACTTCATCTGCTTCTTTTTGCAACAGTGCTACCTCTATATTCTGTTCCGCTATAAATTCTTTATAAATTTTTGTACTACGAGACGCAGAATCGCAAATTGGAAATTCCACAGATTTTTCTGGCTCTAATATAAGCTGATGAAAGTATCTTCCATAAACAAAGTTCTTGTTGTCTGGACGTGGAGTTCTAAATTGTTTGGGATTATTTAAAAGAGTACCTATATCAGAGTTAGATAAGTAATTCTTACCTATTCCATCATAATATTCTTTATCATCTTTGAGTTTTTCTATAACTGCTTTTTCAAATTCATTCATTACTTCTTAGTTTTAAAAAGGTTAGAAACGTTTTCTTTTACTTCGTTAGTAATGATGTAATCGTTATCGGCTAACATTTTTAAAGCATTAGGTAGGCTTTTTATTTTTTGATTAGCAATGTAGCTTAACATTTTAGGTATATCAATAACTTCTTTAGTCCCCTTTTGGTCTAAGTCTACTATAACTGTTGTAGATTTTTTAGGTAAAGATTTTTTAACTGGAGTAGATACTGGCTTATCGTTTAGCTTCCAGTTTGCACTTTCTTCATAACTAGCTACCGCATTATCCACACCTATTCCAAAGTTACCCAATGCCCTGCCCCAAGCGGATGTTTGACAATTTTCTACATAATTCCCTTTGTTTATAAAAGATGATGCAGATTCTTCAAAAGCTATCCCATCAGCGACAATAAAGCCACTGGTCTTATCTATAATTTCTGCTTTTAACAATATACTATCTGATGTGTGAGACAATACGTTTGTTACTAGTCCGTACTCGTGTTGATAGGTTTTTCTAAAATGCTTAAGTCTTTCTTTAACTTCAACGTAAGCCTTTCCTTTAATACTGATTGTTTTTAATTTAGTCATTGTTTGTTTGTTTGATTATTAAATTAATTTTCTTTGTTACTTTCGTAAAAGAACACATAATTCTTTCTCTTGCACTTTTAAGATTTTGAATGTGCTTTGCATTCTTTCTGCTATTAACTTCTCTCTTTATGTTGTGCTCTACCATATCTAATTTTCTACGATAGTTAGACAAACATAAGACAAAAACAGCTAACCGCCATCCTTTTTTGCTAAAAACTTCATACTGCTCGGATGTAATTTCCTTGTAAAAGTCTCCCCCTATGGTTGTATTGTGAATAATTACTTTTTTAGTTTTAAGATTTTTCTCAATTCTTATTCCGTACAATATTCTTGCTTCATAATCTTCAGCGTTTAAATTAGCTGAAAATTCATCAGCTATGGATTGATTGAATACATCATTTAAAGTATAGAACATTCTTGAATCTGATTAGTAATAGTTAAATAGTCAGAATCATTTTCTATATTTTCTTTTACTACATTTATGCCGTGTATAATAGATGAGTGATTAATGTTATATCCATTATCTTCCATATATCCTTGTATTGTTACTAAAGCCATATTCCTTTGTTTGCAAGTGTAATAAAGAAGATGTCTAGCATCTACATTTTTTCTAATCTTAAGTTTGGTGAACAAGTCTTCTTTGTTTATCTCACATACCCTGCACACATTTTCTACTAGTTTTTTAAATACTTCTCTTTTCATTGTTAGATTTATTTATTATTGATTTCTCCCATTCATTTATTTCGTGAAGGGTTTGCTTTAGTTTTTTAGCTGACCTTTTAACTTCATCCATCAGTTCCATTATTGTAGTTGGTTGTGACGGAGTTTTAAAAATTTCTTTTAATAACATAGTTGTTTGTTTGTTTGTTTTAAAAAAAGGAGGAGATTAAACCAAAACATTTAACATTAATGGAATTCTTAGTTCCTTTAAGTTGGGTGGTAAAAATTAACCGATTCTCTCCTCCTATTCTATTATGAATACATTACAAATATAAGTAATGTTTATTTATTGTGCAATTTTTTTAAACGTTCAATTTCAAATTTAAGGTGGTTGATTGATTTTTCTAAACATTCAATTCCTCCATCATCGTGCTTGAATTTTGAACGTAAGCAATAAGTGACAACATTTCCAATGTTCCAAGTGCATTCAAAGTCCTCTACTACATAACGTGCTTGGTATTTGCCTTTCCTATAAGTATTGCCTACGTAGTAAGTAGGTACTTTAATTTCTTCTGATTCGGTGGTTGGTTCGGTGGAAGATAAATTTCTTTGAATATCAAACCAGTGGCTAGATTTATTATTCTCCTCTTCCATAATCAAATATAAATGTATTAACCTTTATGTTAAAAAGTTTTGTTTCCATTTCTTTTAAATCTTGAGAGACCTCCATAGTTCTGTCATAATAATAACAATAGTTGTTATCAGGTAATAACTGCACACAATAACCTCCAACATATCTTATAATGTCCGTAGAGTTAGGTAGTAATCTTAATCCGTGATTCACTATTCTTGAATCTCTTAATTTAAAATAATCGTCATAAGTTTCTCTTTTCATTAATTCTCCAGTTTTTCTAAACTGAAATAAAGTCATTTTTTGTTTGTCACAAAATTGTTGAAGCTTTTGAATTCGTTTTTTATTTGGAGTTTTCTCTTGTTTTCTCCACAAAATTTCTTCTAATATAATTTTCATAATATAATTTTTAGTTTATCAGTTGTGTAAAGTTAGTATAAATTAATTGGACATCAAAACATCAGAGCCTTTTAAATACCAATGCCCATTAATTAATTTTTTCTCACAAAGTCTCCAGCTAAAGTTTTTTAATTTTTCTTTTTTTAAAAGATTTTCTGTTTTTTTTAGTCTAACCTTCATCTCAAGGTTCTGAGCAATTAATTTAGCGTAATATTTTTCTTGCATTTTTGTATGTTTTAAGTATGTATTTTCTCATATCATTAGATATAGGTAGCATTTTATCTCGTACTCTATATTTAGGTGTAATAGCTATGAGTCTGTTATTATGTTCTTCCTTACCGCTATATTTAAAATAGTCGTTAAGTTCTATCGTAGATAACTTGTATCTCTCTGCCTCTAATTGCTTTTTATAAACTTCAGCAATTACGTTTCTACCCAAGCTACTCATTGGAGTCAAATAAATTTTCATCCCAAAATGCCCACTTCAATAATTTTTTGTGTGTTTTTTTTCTACGTATTATTCTATTAGATATAAAAGTGTATAGATTGTCGAGTTGGTCGGTGTCGCTTATACCTTCCTCTTCATCGTTAATTTGGCTTTGTAGCCATTCTAAAAATTCATCTTCTGATTTGTCATATATATCCATAATTAATAAAATATCCATATTGCAACGTATCCAAATAAAAAGATTAGACAAAGAGTTACCAGTTCCAATAATACTTCTACTGGATTCTCTTTACATTCTTTAATAAATTCTTTTAAGTTCATATTGTTAGTTTTAGTATTAAACAAAAATACAACATTATTTAGACGTATCCAAATAATATTGCATTAAGTTGATGGGTTGTTTCCTACCATTTTACCCAAATGGTATGGTAAACGCAGGTTTAATTTTTGCATCATTTATCATTTGATAATATTCATCATAATGGTAGTCAAAAAGTTTTTGTCCTTCGTCTGTGTATCTAGTCTCTAATATTTGTCCTTTATCATTAACCACTTCTATTATCAGTTCAGAGTCTACTAAGTTTTGAGGGTGGATTTTTTTGTGTGCTAGATTTGTAGCTAGTTCTACGTGGTTTATTTTTATGTATTGCATTATTGTTTTATTTTTAAATTATGTACCATTTGTTGCACATCATCAATTTGATTGAGTGCTATCATAACTTCTGTGTTATATTGTGTTATGGTTTTTAGTTCATCATACGACATAGTTATAAGTGTATCTGCATTGTTACCTCTTTCTTTAAGGAACGTTTTTTTAACCTCTATGCTCTCTTTCATTATGACCGCATAAACTTCATCTAGTAATAGATGTATTCTTTTGTTTTCCATTTTATTTATTTTTAGTGTTTAATTTATTTTCTAATTCTTCAATATAATCCATAAAGGCTTTTACATAATATTTTTTATCAGTGGTTAATTCTTCAAGTATTCCACTATTAAAGTAATTAAATCCATCATCTACTTTGTCTATCAGTTTTTTATCCATTTTATTTATTAATTAATTTATATAAAGACATCGCATCCTCCATTCTCCCATTCCTCAACGAAAGAGAATATCTCCTCTATCTCGTGGGTGCTTTTGTTGAATGTTTTTGACTTGTCTAATTGTTCTACTCCTTCAAAAACTACTATTGGAGTAATATCCATTCCATTGTTGAAATGTATTTCGATGTTTGTTTTTTGGTGTGTGTCCATTTTATTTATTTAGTTCAGGTAAATTGTTATGTAATCGTTCCATTTCCGCATAGTCTGTTATGTCTTCTACGCTCTCTATGTTTAAAGGGTGGTGGTCTTTAGCATACATTTTCAAATCATCTTGAATATAGTGGTGTGCATTTAGCATCATATCCTCTTCAGTCTGTCCTGATATATGGCTTAAAATTATTGTTACTTTAAATTCCATTTTGTTTGTTTTAAATTTATAATCTGTTTCATCGTTTTCGAATCTTCAGTCGAGATACACATCTCGATACAGATAGGGAGAAGATGACAAAAACTTCTCCCCATTAACAAGGCTATCTTAAGACCTCATCTTCTGTAAAACTTGCATTGCATTCTTCACAATAATACTTAGAGTTGCTTACCTCTGCCGTGTCTTCTACTAATTCAGTGATACAAGTACAACAATACTTCGTTTCTTCCTCATCAGCTATTTCCTCCATAAATTTGACGCTTGCAAATAAACTATTGTATTGTTCATTATATCTAGGCACCATTTTATAAGGTTTGTAGGTATAGTTGTTATAATCTATTCTTGGTCTTTTTGGCTTGTCCAGAGTATAGTCGCTTATACATTTAGTATTTGGATTAAAACTTCTATTCTGTACAAAGTATACCCAACATAGTTTAGTTCCTCCCTTCTCTAAATTAAGAGTTATTTGCTTTCTAGCATAGTGTCTAGGGTGTCCTTCTAGTCGGTCAAGGTTTTCTAGAGTGTCTTTGTTAACCGCATAAACTTCTAGTACTACTTTCTTACCTGCACCAACGACATCGTGTAAATAAGGTAGACCGCTTACCTCTAAAGGATAAGGGTTTTGAGTATATGCTTTAGATATAAACTTAGCATTCTTTAAATAACCGCTATTACCTAGTCCTTTTCTTAGAGTCCCATACACACCTACAATAGTGTCTTGGATAACATTAGTTTTAGAATACCAAACGTTATCTTGGTTAAACCAAAGGTCTCTGTTGTAGATTTGAAAAGTTCTGTTTCTTGTATTAACGGAAACAAACCTTGAGTCATATTTACCTAGCTTTGATTTCCATTCTGTTCTTGGTACACCACCTAGTTCTTGTGCTAGTGCTTTACTATCGCAAGTCTTGTTATCTCCGTAACCTTGAACAGTTCCATTGTGAAATAGAAATTCATCTGAAAATTTACCGCAATTGAATGGGTGGGTGTTTTCTAGATTGATTGCACCTTTTGTAGCAAATCTAAAATGTGCTATATATGGTCTCGATGTATCAAGTAATTTGTAGTCATTAGAATTGTGATACTCTACATTATAAGTATCTAGCCAAATGATTCCTAGTCCGTGCTGATTAATTCGTGCTGAATTTTTTAAGGTTTGCATAGGTACCTTATTACCTTTTTGCTTTACAATTATTATACACATAGTTTGTTGTTTGTGAGGAGAAACACTACTCTGCCGCTTGGCTTTGCTATTTCTGACCTCTGATTATTGTACAAAGATAAGACATTTTTTAGACATAACCTAATAATATAGGCTTTATTTT